ACAAACTTTTCTCTCCGATTTACATTTTACAAAAAATGATTGATGTAATGACCTTTTCTTATGCAGCAATTATAGTAATTTACATAATATGTATTATGATTTATGATGTAAAAAATATTATAACATGTAAAATATAAAAAGGTCATTACATCAGTCAAAATGGTCAGTTCATCATCCAAAATGGTAATCAGATAAACAACGAAGGTACAATCCATGTTCTTTCAGGACAAAATATTTAGGAAAATCGTCCTTCCAAAAATTTCGGATCCTCGGAAATCCTGGATTTCATAAAACATGTTTTGTGTCTTGAAAATCTTTAGATGAATTCTATATTTTTACAAACTTTTCTCTCCGATTTACATTTTACAAAAAATGATTGATGTAATGACCTTTTCTTATGCAGCAATTATAGTAATTTACATAATATGTATTATGATTTATGATGTAAAACATATTATAACATGTAAAATATAAAAAGGTCATTACATCAGTCAAAATGGTCAGTTCATCATCCAAAATGGTAATCAGATAAACAATGAAAGTACAATCCATGTTCTTTCAGGACAAAATATTTAGGAAAATCGTCCTTCCAAAAATTTCGGATCCTCGGAAATCCAAGATTTCATAAAACATGTTTTATGTATTGAAAATCTTTAGATGAATTCTATATTTTTTCAAACTTTTCTCTCCGATTTACTATTTAAGATAAATGTGTAAAATATAATTAAACAATTGTTAGCATAAAATATCGATCTAATAATTTTTGTTACCATAATAACTGTAAAATTATAAATATGATACTCAACTCAGTTGTTAAAAAAATCATTATATTGTTAAAAAAAACATGTATTATAATTAACTTTATATACGTAGTTTACTTTATTATGTCTTATGATTTATGCTGTATAAAATATGGAAAACTGAATTTCATACTTACTTCATCCAAAAATGGTGATCCAAATATTTAGGAAAATCGTCCTTCCAAAAATTTCGGATCCTCGGAAATCCAAGATTTCATAAAACATGTTTTGTGTCTTGAAAATCTTTAGATGAATTCTATATTTTTTCAAACTTTTCTCTCCGATTTACATTTTACAAAAAATGATTGATGTAATGACCTTTTCTTATGCAGTGGTTGTATTAGTTTACATAATTTATCTTATTATTTATGATGTAAAAAATATTATAATGTGTAAAATATAAAAAGGTCATTACATCAGTCAAAATGGTCGGTACATCATCCAAAAATGGTAATCAGATAAAAAATGAAAGTACAATCCATGTTCTTTCAGGACAAAATATTTAGGAAAATCGTCCTTCCAAAGATTTCGGATCCTCGGAAATCCAGGATTTCAGAAAACATGTTTTGTGTCTTGAAAATCTTTAGATGAATTCTATATTTTTACAAACTTTTCTCTCCGATTTACATTTTACAAAAAATGATTGATGTAATGACCTTTTCTTATGCATTGGTTGTATTAGATTACATATTTTATCTTATGATTTATGATGTAAAACATATTATAACATGTAAAATATAAAAAGGTCATTACATCAGTCAAAATGGTCGGTACATCAATCCAAAAATGTTATTTCGTAAATAATAACATAAAAATAATATACCCATACGTTATATATGATGGAAACCCCGGCTGAATTTGAATGTTCTCTTTGCAATAAAATATATCCAAATAAAAATAGTTATCTAAAACACAGAAGAAATATTCATGCTATCTATTGCATAGATAAAGATAAAAGAAAAAATAAAGATACAAATAAATATTCATGTCAATACTGCGACAAAGAATATAAGTTCTCACAGTCAAGATGGGCACATGAAAAAACGTGTAAATCAAAGAACGATGAACTCACCAACGCGCTAGTTGTTTCCCAGACGACATTACATGAAATGGAAAAGATAAAGGACGAAAATCAGAAACTAAAAGAACTCATGGATAAATCCCAGGAGATCATCAAGCTGCAGAAGAAACTCCTCAACAGCAAACGGATAGACAACAAGACATTCAAAGCCGTGAATAAGATACTAATGGACCGCAGTTATCGCAACACCAATAATCACCACAACACGAACTCCAATAATAGTATAGTGAATAACAACACATACCAAATATTCTCGCTCGGCAACGAAGACCTCACAAATGTTCTCACTCTCCAACAGAAAAAAATGATTATGAATTCTCGTCTGGGATCTCTAGAAAAGATGGTGGAAATAACACACTGTGGAGATTACAACCAGTTCAAGAATATTATCATAACAAACCTGAAAGACAATTTTGCGTACCGATACGACGATAAAAAAGGATATTTTGTCGCCGTCTCGAAGAGCGCTCTCTTAGAAGACGTCGTTGCACATCGAGTGACGGATATCGAAGCCATATACGACGAATTGCAGACGGCGAATAAGATCGACGCAAAGACCAAGAAACTCATCCAGGATTTCTTGGATAGGATGGGTAACGACGACGCCCCGTTTTTCGACAACAATGACGTAAAATACGATAATTTCAAAACCTACAAGATCAACAATATCAAAATCCTGTTATACAATAACCAAGACAAAATAACCAAGGATATCGCTCTTCTTATAAGCGACAATGCAGCCGACAATATCACACTCAACAATAGCAGTAGCAGCAGCAGTAGCAGTAGCAGTAGCAGCAGCAGTAGCAGCAGCAGTAGCAGCAGCAGTAGCATAACAGATAATATTTCTGTAGAGAATGTAGCACTGTCGCACCCCGAGCTGCAAGAGACATCCTAACACAAACCATACAAATATATTCTAGATATACTGTAGAATATACTTTAGATGAACTCCAGAACAAAGAACAAAAAGCGCATGCGAAAAACCCTGAAACGCAAGATAAAAGCCAAGAGACGTATAGGCGGCGCGGAAATAACGATACCAAACACCGCAATAAATGCTGTAAACGAAACGATCCAAAAAAGATGTCCGGACCTTTTTCTACACCTGGATTACAAGAAAAATCTACCGGGAAAAATCACGTCCTACTCGGGACCAGATAAACCAGATGTCGCGACCCTCTGTTTATACACCAGGCAGATCGAACCCGCGGAATGCGTTTCATCGGTGGAGTTCAAAGTGGAAGAAACCGACGAAAATATTCTGTACATCAGCTCGAAAACCAAGCAAACCGAAGAGAACAAGAAATACAATACACTTCTGAGAGCCTGTTCTATAGTGTTGGCAAACCAATGGAATTTCAAAAAAATCATATCCAATGCAGAGAACCCGATATCGGTGTGGCTTCTAACAAAAGACTACAAATTCGAAACCGATTATGAATTCAAATCCTTTGTCAGAAACCGAAAAATAAGACCAGAACTGATAAAAGAATATTTCTCCACTGATCCGGAATTCACCTATGTAGATGTTTCGCTAATCGTGAAAGAGAACCTGGAAAAGGCATACGAAATAATCGAGAAAACCCCGTTCAGTTGCCAATAAATCACTTTTCCGGATAAAACACATAAACACACCCCCGTATAATATGACAACCAACCCAACATGGAGAACAACAAAACGAGACAATTATCCGAAGAAATAAGACTGTTCCACAAGAAAATATACGATAAACTAGACTATTTCTACAAAACCAACAAAATCCCGCACATCATATTTCACGGAGCGTCGGGGTCAGGAAAGAGAACCATCCTCAACGATTTCATTTTGAAGATATATCAAGCCGACAAGAACAAGATAAAAACGAATGTTATGCTGGTAAATTGTGTTCACGGCAAAGGCATCAAATTCATCCGCGACGAACTCAAATTCTTCGCGAAAACGAACATACAATCCAACAGTGGCATCATTTTCAAGACAATAGTACTGTTGAATGCCGACTATCTTACGATAGATGCTCAGTCCGCACTTCGGCGGTCCATCGAACTCTTCAGCTACAACACCCGTTTTTTCATCATTGTAGAGAACAAGGAGAAACTGCTAAATCCGATCCTGTCGAGATTTTGCGAAATTTACATACCGGAATATACTCCCATACAGTCAAAACCAAAAATAAATTTGCACCAATACTTCATCGAAACCAAATATTCGATTGATGCATCCGAACAGGAAAATATCGTTTCTGTTAAGTTAGACGATTTAGTCACAAAGAATTCATCCGTCTCGAATATTGACAATACGACAAGCACAATAAACGACAACAATTTCACCGATCACAGAACCCTGTTAGGAATAGTGACGGAGTTCTACAGGGAAGGCGCAAATTGTCTAGATATCATTAAATGGTTGGAGAAAACCAGTCATATTCCAGCCAAAGAAAAAACGGCGACCTACATGTGTTTCGATAAAATAAAGGCGGAATATAGATCGGAGAAACTGTTGATGTTGTACATCCTGAATTTCATATTTATGCGTTCTAGCAAGGATCTAAAAAGTATCGCATCAATATAACAAAAATGGACGATTTCGTCATTTCGAATTTACACGAGTCGCGTAATGAATGGTGTAGCCGCCTGATCAGTATTTTCTGTCCCCTGATAGCCGAAGGTGTGCGATCGATATTCAACGAATCGTGGAAACTATGTTTAGAGAACGACGAGACGAACAAATACTTGATGACATTTCAGAACCTGCTGTCGAGAATTCCGAAATGGAACAACCAAATCATCGAGGAAGAGAGAAAACGCATTATTGAACGAAGTGGATGCAGTTATTTAGAAGATTTGATCACTTGTGTCCACATTATTCAACTGAAGATCCTCACATGTATTCGTGTTGGAAATCGTCAGAAGAAAATCGATATTTCTATCCCTAAACTCGACAGTTTTATTCATAAGATCTATATCAATGTCGCGCGTAAAGTGTATAAGAATGTCTATTTGTTCGAGAAGAACGTCACACCTCTACAGTCACAGAAAAACAACAGAGAATTGGAACTGTTGGTGCAGGAAAGTATTATGATATCTATCCGCGAAAGTATTCCCACGGAGGAGATTATCCGTTCATACATGGACGAGAGCGTAGAACAGGAGGAAGAAGTTACTGTTGAGACTATCGAAGAACCTGTCGCCGCCGCAGAAACAGAGACAAACCCTT